GTGCTTCAACCAGGTGGTGGGGACCTGCGTCTTTGTGGGCCCGTTGCCCATTCTAGTGGACTTAGCGGAGTGGCGATGGTTCGACGGTTGCCATCGCTGCGTGGCTGCGCGTCTGAAGCCGATCAAGTTAGCGCTGCGCGCGTGCACAGGTATGGATGAGGGACCGACGGTGTATGCCGACTCTGCGAGTTGGCAGTACGTTGATCAGTTACTGGGCCGCTATGATCACGACATTTTCGACGACACGGCAGATATGCAAGAGCGTGTGGATTACGACTCCTTGCGAGTGCCGCGGTGTCTCGCGCAGTACTCGGGCGAGATAGAGCGTGACATCCACTGTGAAGTCGCGGCGTTGGGGCGCGAGTTTGGTGCTTGTATACGTAAGAGCGCCTCTTACATTAAGCACGGGCTGCGGGGCACGCACATTACACCATTCATAGATGTGCCGACGGGTTCGGTCGAAGCGCAATGGGTGCCGCCGGACGCTGAGGAGGTCGACATGCTGTTGTGGAACAAGAAAGTTGCTTTCGGTTACATGAGCGATGAGCAATATGCCGCCTTGACCGCGTGGGTGAACCTCAACAGTTGGTGTCGCGTGATTCGCAAGACGGAGGTCGCGAAGCAGCGGAACCTGGTGGCGGGCTCGCTACCCTTGTACGCCCTAAGTAACGAGCTCTCGCGGCATGGGGAAGACTCGTTCCTGGCCTCTCTGCCGGAAGTGCCGCTGATGCACTCGGTGGCGGTGCAAGCTAAGATGATGTCGGCACTGCAGGGAGCAGTGCAGTGTGGTTGGGTGGCGTGTCGGGACTACTCGAACTTCAACATTGTGCACAAACATTCCGAGATCCGCGCATTCTACTTGGGGGTCCGCGCCACTTTTGAGGCGGCTGGTGAACTCGGTGCGCCCTGTGTGACGATTGACAAAATTCTGCGATGTTTGGATAACGTAGGGGTGGTGCACGACGGTGAACGCAAACGGTGGTTGCACGGGCTGATGACGGGTTGGCGGCACACGATGTTGATCAATACGACGTTCAATGTGGCGTTGGGCCGTGTTGTGCGTCGTTGGCTGCACCGAGTCTTCGGTGTCTCATGCTTGAAGGCGTACCACCAGGGGGACGACAGTGTGGAAGTGTATGATGCTCCACTAGGTGGTCCGATTGTGCAAAGCATGTT